TTCTTTCGCTCCTTTATCGTATATATCTTGAATAATCATCCTGGTGTTTTACGAAGCCTACCCATGCGTTCAGCAGGCTGACCATTCCGTCTATTCTGCGGTTCGTCTGTATCTTAACGGGCTGCATTACTTCCAGCGAGTCCGATTTTGTTTTCTTTGCAGCTGTATTCAGCAGGCACCATCTGAGGACGGGATTGTTATTATAAACAACTCTATGCTCTGCGAACGCTGCACCCATTTCACGCATCGGCTGGTTCCAGGTATATGGTCCCTGAGCGGTTTTTTCCATCTCGAATCCGTAATCCTGCATTTCAGGAACCCAGTATCCGGAGAGTGCTCTGTCGTAGCAAATCCAGAACGGACGGATATCATAGATCTTGACCATCTCCACGAACCATTTTGTTACGTCCGAGTAGTTAACCTGTGCGCCTTCGCATATACGTAGCCATCCCTGATCCGACCAGAGCTTGTATGGTGCTTCTTTTGCTCCGGTTCTTTCTACCAAATCAAGCTTTGACTGTGGCATAAAATACATCTGCAGTACATATACGTTGATGTCGTGCGGCTTCTGAAGAATGAGCGTTGCACAAGTAAGGTCTCCGACAGCCGATAAGTCGCATCCGCCGATTGCGTATGAATGCGATACATAATCCATCTCGAAGGTCCGTTCGTTCACGGCTTCGTCATACGACAGCCACGAGCTGAACTCTGCCTCCGGCAGATTGAAGTCCTTTGTCAGAAGAGTAGGAAGAAACGAAGGATCTCGTTTTGCCTTTTCCACGTTCTGCCGCAAGGTTTCTATCTTCTTGATCTTTCCGAGTCCCGGGTTTGCTTCCGGCCAGTGCGCCGGATCTGCCCACGTACTCCGGTCGTTCAGTTCGTAAATGAGTGGCAGCACGCTATAATCTTCAAAGCCCGGTTCCCATGTAGCCACGCTTGACCAGTACGCATATTTCGCATCAAAGAAGCCTTCACGGACGAATCCATTCGTAGAGATTATCCATGCAAGAGGCTGGTCACGCATTGACTGGCCTTGTATCATGACATCGTACAGAGCTGATGTCTTCATTGCGTGGCACTCATCCAGAGAGAAGAATGATGGGTTAAGTCCATCCATCGTGCTCGTGTCACTGGCAAGGCATTTTATGAAACCCATATTGCGTTCAGCATATATGTCGCTTTGCCTCTTCTTGGTAATTGCCTTCAGCTCTGGAGACTGCGTTCGCATGTTTACACATTCGCTATAGATCAGGCTTGCCTGGTCTTTCTTGTTTGCTGTGCAGTAAACTTCCGGACCGTTCTCGTGATCGTTTAAGAACACATCCCACTCAACAGCAGCAGTCTCGGTAGACTTTCCGCACTTTCTCCCTCGGATGTCTACAACTTCCTTAAACCGTCTTAGCTTAGTGTCTTTATGTCTCCACCCAAACACGAGCTGAATCTTTGCTTTCTGGAAGAGTTCAAGCTTGACTGGTTTCCTTGCAAACTTGCCTTTGCTATGTTTACAAAATCTCTCTATGAATGTAATGTGCCGGAGTCCCTCTTTCTCGTCAAAGTAAAACGGAAAATCATCAGGAGGATTGTCCATCCAGCCACATTCTCTTTCGTATACAGCCCTTACTTTGTTTGAGACTACCTCTTCACCGGACTGTATTGCTTTCAGGTATTCCTTCGCCCAGTTCGTCATTCGGCATCCAAGAACGCGGCAATGTCTGCGCCTGCGGTAGTCTCATCTGTTTCAGGCAGCAGGTCTGTAAGTTGTTTGATCACTACGGAATATCTGCTAATCATAGTCGTATATGCCTTCTGCGCTGGATTGTCTTTTATGGTATCAAATCCATTTCCACTCTGGCACGATAGCATTGCCCCGTTCTCTTTTATATCTTCCTGAAGCTCCCTAAGTGTGACACACATAAAAGCGGCATTTTGTATAAGGCCCTCACACAAGGATTTAGTATCATCTGGAAGAGTTTTAAATATTTTTTTAAGTTTATTAAGCTCTTTTCTTATATTTTTTTCTTTTTCTTCTTTATCCATCTATTGAGAGTCCCTCTTATCTATGTTGCACTTTAAACAAGCTCTTCCTCATGCCTATCTTTTTCCATCTCGCCTGTACTTTTCCTTTCTTTGGATAAAATACAGGACTTACTGCTGTCTCACGACATGCGCCTATCAATGTAACCGTTTTAACTTTTCAATTTGCTGAGTGAGTTCTTTTCGTGGCCGCCCTCTTCGGTCCTTGGGGGTAGGGGTCATTTTTACCCCTCTCCGGGGGGCTTGCGGCAACCATATCAGTCCGGAACGACCTGACCGAACTCATCGAAGTGGAATCCGTCCCGGCAGTCGCTCTTGGTTTTATATTCATGTGCTTTCTTGCCTGCTGCCTTGTCCTCCCTATGCTCAGCAAAGTGACAGTCCTTGCATAAACTCGCAAGGTTGTCAGGATTCAAGGCTATCCAAGGATCGTGGATGTTATCAGGAGTGAGATGCTTCTTGTGATGCACTTCCTCAGCAGGCCTGCCGCACTTAACACATTTGTATTTATCTCTTGCGAGGACATACTGCCTTACCTTTGCCCACTCAGCTGATTTATAGAATGCCACTGCAAAATCACGTGCTATAATAATCACCTCCCTAAAAAAAACCGGATGGGCAACGAATACCCATCCAGGAAAAATATAAGGAGGTGCGTAAGGGTCTCACTGTCCTATATAAGTTTAATACAAGATGTTCAGAGAAGGAAGCGGACAAAACGGACAAATCGGACAAAATTATAAAATGCAGCCTTAAAAAAATATGCGTATTGTGTGTATTTTTTGCTTGACATTTATGCGTATAGGGTGTATAATATACTTGTAAGGAGGTAAGAGATGACACCAAGAGAAGCTGAAAAAATGATACTGGATGATGGGTGGTACGAAGTAGGACAAGTTGGTTCTCATAAACACTATAAACATCCAACGAAACCCGGAAAAGTTACAATTCCTTTTCATCCAAAACCTAAAGACCTGAACATAAGAACATTAAACAACATCAAAAAACAGGCAGGGCTTAAATAGCCCTGCCCTGAAAGGAGCATATATGAAATTGATTTATCCTGCTATTTTCTATCCATTTGACAACGGTGAAGAAGGATACACCGTAGAATTTCCAGATCTTCCCGGATGCGTCACAGAAGGCTATAATCTGATTGATGCTTTTGAGATGGCAGCCGATGCTGCATCCGGATGGATCCTTCTTGAACTTGAGGAAGGAAAACACGCCCCTGCTGCCAGTACGCTTGCAGACATATCCGCACCTGATGACGCCATGGTGAACATGGTAGTCCTTGATATGGATGCTTATGCCGAAAAATACGGATCTAAGGTTGTCAGAAAGAATATAACCATTCCTGCATGGCTCAACACATTCGGCGAAAAGAACAATATAAACTTTTCTCGAGTACTTTCAGATGCCTTATTGAAGCAAGTACAGGAAGCCTAAAAATAAAAGAACGATGCTTTGTTTTCAGAGCATCGTTTTTTATTTTACAAGGTTTCGATAAATCTCGCTAATGCCTTGCGGTGAGATTCCACGGAACCGCCGAGCCTTTTGGCTATATCCTTCCAGCTTCTTCTCTCGACGCATCTGTAGTTAAGTAGCACCCTATAGTATGGATCCTCAATGGATGTAATGAAAGTATATAGCTCTGTCCTCATGCTCTCTGTTTTCTTCTGTATGCTCTCTATTACTTCCAGGCTTTTTTCTGGTATATCGTCTTTTCCGTTAGCCCACATCTTAGCTTCGGCATCATAAGCCCAGAGCTTAAAAAGGTTTTCCTTCTTCATGCTCCTCCCTTCCACAGCTCCGGATCTTCGTCGTTATATGCTGACCGGCTCATCGTGATCCTGACTCCGGTTGTTTCGTCCAATGTTGTGACTTCTAATCGGCAGGGAACATTTACCCTCTTCATATTATCTTCAATGCTTATAATCTGCGTTTTCTGATCATCAAAGTTATATACTGTTTTCATATTCTCTACAATTCTATTAAAATCTGCTATTGTCATCGGTCCCATTATTTCCCTCCTTCCCGGATCCAAGCTCCGCAGGTCTTACAATAATAAGCGCTTTGTCCTATAATCGCGTTACATCTCGGGCAGTGATCATATCCCATTCCAGGAATCGTGCCGAGTGGTTCATCCTCGTGGATGCAGCTTTCGACAACTTTCAAAATATAATTGGCAACTTCCTCGTTGTTTCCCTTCCTGATGTTGATCGGCAATCCCTTTTTAATAAAATGCTCCTGCAGGTTGTCAAGAAGTTCCCTTAATCCTTGTATGACTTTTTCAGCGACATTCTGTATCATTTTCTCAATGTTTATTTCAGCCATTGTCTACCTCACTTTCCTGTGGCTCAACCCCTAACGTCTTGTAATGATTGTTTACAAGTTGTTCCAAAGTATAAAGTGCTTTCATATCGTGATACATTAAATTCCATATATCGTGGATATTTCCCAGACCGACACCCTCAATCCATTCTCCGCTTGTGGTCTTGCACTCTTGATTTATTCGATTTCTCCAATGGGTATATACGCAACTCGCAAGCGTCTGCAAAGCAACTCCGCATTCCATTTCTTTTTCCCTGCTCCACATTTCGCCCCATTCTTTATCTGCTCGTTTGCTCATATTTCCTCGCTTTCCTGTGGCTTAATCATCTTTGCTCCGCAGTTAGGACAATATAAAAATCTATCTGCTACATCATGTTCATATCCACAACTCGAACACTTCAACATTCCGTCTGTGATATAATCACCTGTGTATATCCACTTCCCTGTCTTTTCCTTTGGTGTGACGGAGGGTAAATCAAGTATATCTTGCATTATAGTTGCGGTACTTCTTCCCCTTGATATGTAACATCTTTCGTCACTTATTGCTCTTGCCAATTCATCAACTAAATCATTGACCGCCTGTCTGCTTATGCAATCATCACAAGGCTGTTGCTCTAAATACTCTGCTAACTTTTTTCTTAAATCCTTTACCGCTTGCCTTGCCTGTTCAAGTGTCATTTCGTCAGATGGTACATCATACCAATCTTCACAAGCCTGTTGCTCTAATGCTTCTTCTCTTGTCATTCGCTCACCTCATCCTCATCAATATCGCACTCACCTGTTTCTGTTATCCAAATCATATCTGCTGTACATTCTCCATTTTCGTTGTACATACAATCCTTATCACATTTTACTATGGTCATTCGCTCACCTCCGCTAACGGCTCATCGAAAGCTATGTCTATCTCTTTCAGTGCCGCCTTATCGTCCTTGTGCTTCTCTATCAGTTCGATATACGCATTTAATAATTTCTCTTTGTATTCTTCGTTTGTCATCCTGCTGCCTCCTATAATCTGTTTAGTGGACAGTTTAAGCAGATATCGCTGTCTATCAGCTCCATGCCCGCTTTTTCCGCGTCCCATTGCTCCGGGTATTTGCAGTAGCTCTCGCAGATTTCCTGACATACATCCTCGATGTATTTCCTCCGACGTATTCCCTCCGTCAATTCTCGCAGGCTTTTCTTCGCCCTGTCTTCCTGTGTTACCTCTATCATCTTATTATGCCTCCATACTCTGTAAAAATTCTGTTATTGTCATCTGTCTCTCGATGTTTTCGTCCAGTGTCTTTTTTCTCTCTGGTTCAGGTACCGGCATCGGCTGACCGTCTGGAAGCACCACTATATTGATTCGCTCTCCGCAGAAGTTTATGTTCTTTCCCCCGTCAATCCTGCGCCGCCTGCCTCCGATTGTTGAAGCCTGCCAAACATTCCATGAATACACCTGAAGCTCTAGCCATCGTTTCGGAATCCTGTCTATCTTTATCCCCCAGTAGTCCTTGCCATCGTCCCAAGTGTTTATTGATTTGTCGATATATGTTGCGTCTTTATAATAATAATCATTGGATAGTTGCATATTCCTGCATTTATGATTCCTTGGGACTCTGGTCGGATAGGGCGGTTTTACTCCTTCGCTTGGACCTATATGCAGGCAATCTATGAGCCAGTTCCCGTCTTCCCTGACCTCGATCTCTGCGTCCGTGATAAATCCGTTCAGCTCCATCAGCTCTCTGACTGTCATTGATCCACCTCTCTGTTCATTCTGTCCATCCATTCCTGTTTAGGATCAAAGCCATCATAATCCATATCCTTGGCATATTCTCCATGTGCAAATCTCCACTTGCATCTATAACAATAATTTCCTTGATGTGCGTAATGTCTGCAGAACGGGCATCTATTATATTTTTTCAAAAATTGCTTTAATGTCATTTAATCCTCCATCATAAACTCGTCCGGCAGCGGTATAAGTATTCCGGTTTCTTCCTTGATCGTTTCCTGCAGCTCCTTCCAGTGTACGTATCCGTCAACAAGGCAGGCCGTTTTATAATTGAACCTTTTGATAAATCTTGTCATCCTGTCGAATCCGAAACCGTACTCGTCCCGGAGCGTCATGCAGGTCATCATCAGCACTGTGGCCAGTGTGTTTTTCTTTTCGTATTCCTCAAACTTCCGGATATCCTGCTTGTTGCAGGCAAGCGGCAAATGCCGTATGCCCCTTTGCTCAAGGGCCTTCTGTGTTGCTTCAAGCCCCTTCTCTTCGACCATCCGGAGCGCCCATGCGGCGCCCTGGAAGCGTGCCATTTCTTCTTTGCTCAATTTGCCCATATGCTCAGTCGTTCCTCCTCTTTGTCTGCTTTGATCAGTATCGCCATTTCTTTTTGTGCTCGTCCACAGATGATCTTGTCGTCTGCTTTTCTGTAAAATGGGCATTCGTCTCCCTGGCATTGCGGAAAATATTCGAGCTCGGTTGTTCTTATTTTGGATCCCTCCGGGAATGGTTTATATTCTCTTTGGGTTTCTTTATCGTTTAGTTTTCGATATGGACATATCATAACGCGTTTCTCCTTCTTAAAACTTACCGTCTAATCCCTTCTTTAATGATTCATAAGCATCTTCCAAGTGATACATCATAGCATTAAACTTTCTATTTTCCTCCGGGTCGTTTCCTCCCGACTCCTTAAACTTAAAATCTTCGAGTGATCTTTCAATCCGTGTATTATACTCTGCAAGCAATTCTGCTATATCTGTTGTTGTTTTCATTCTTTCACCCTCCTTATCCGTAACAAAAATAATCGGTCCCGACCTTCTTCCACGTTCCTGATCCTTGCTTTCTCATAGCCTGGAATATGATATTATCAGGAATATCAGGTGTTCCGTTCTTTAATATGCCTTCAGCCATCTCATAACATTCCTCAGGAATCTCAGCAGTAAAGAACTTCTTTGTCGTACTATACTGACCCTTCTGGTAAAGCACATCCCTGATCGTATCAGGCCAGTCCTTGCTCTTGACTCTGTTGAGCACCACTGCCCCGGTATAATATGCTGCCAGGTGCTCAGGATCAGTGCTCCAGTTCTCGTGATACATCACCTCTGCCAGAAGGTTCACGTCTTCCTGCGTATATGCCGGCTTTGGTGCTGGCGAGATGTTAAATATTTCCATAGCAGCCAGCACCGCTGCTATTATCCTGCGGAACGTATCCGCTATTTCCATCACGGGTCACTCCTTCCGTAGCCCAGCACTTCCCTGATCTGGTTGTATGCTTTTACCTTTGCTGTTTCCCTGGCGAAGAATGTCTCCGTGTGATCGGACTGTATCTCCTCGCATTCCTTGACGATGTTCAGTATGTGCTCATAGTTGTATTCCTTTCCCGTCCTTGCATAAGCCATCATGATCATCTCCTGGTTATGCTCAGCTATGATCCTGTCTTCCGGTGTTACTCTGTCTATAGTTATCATATTATGATCCTCCTTTCCGGGAAGGACAGCAGTGCCGCTCCCTTCCCCATGAAACAATGCCCTTTGTGTTGTGTGATATATTTTCCTGATCTTCAGGGCTGTGCCTAAGTTATCCCCAGAGCTTCACGCTCCATCCGAATGTAATCTTCCTCTGTGTACTGCCTTCCCTGATAAGCTCCGTTCTGGCTCTTTTTCTGTGAAGAAACCTGCTTTGCTCTCTCTTTATCTTCCCGGATCCATTTGACAATAACTGCATAATGGTTCTCGTACTTCTTGCCCGTTATGGAGATGTATTCTGACAGCTTCTCTATAACCTTCTGGCATTCGTCCGGGTATTCCTTCATCAGCTTGGCTGCCTCTTCATTCGTCAGGTATACGTTGTTGTATTTTCCTGTCTGATGCTTATAAGGTTTCAATTCCGGGAGCGTGGGCTCCTCACTCTTGTTGTACTTGTTTATAATTGTTGTATAGTTGTTGTTTAGTGTCTCGTCAGTGGTCTCGTCAGTGGTCTCGTCAGTGGTCTCGTCAGTGGTCTTTTTTTTGGTTCGCTCAACTTGGAACTTGTCCCAATTTACAAGGTTTATGATGGTATAATCCATGGTCTGCTTTTCTATCATTCCTGTGGTCTCTAAATCGTGCATAAAACGGATCACCTTGGCTCTGCTCCATCCCCAACGATCTGCAAGTTTTCTCTGACTCATAGAAACGGTTCCCTTTTCAAATCTATGAGGTCTGCCTTTAATAGTCTTTATCACATCCTCGTGATTTGCTGTTATGATTAAATCTATCCATGCTTGCCCTTTTGAGAAAGGTTTATCATTCCATACCCAGCATTCCTGTATGGAGCGGTATATTGCAGCCCATCCTTTGCTTGTATTAGCCACCAATTATCACCTCCATATAAATTCTCCACCGACATATTCCTCAACCTTGCGCCTAAAATCCGTCCAATTCCGCGAATCTTTAATAGCTGATTTAAGATTTTCAAAATCATCCGAAGTCTTAACATACTGGTCTACATAAACCCTGATTTTTGCTTTGTCGAGATAAAAACCTTTGCCGGAGAGTGCTTTTATCGTGTAATTTGCATAGTATTTCTGAAGGTTGTCATTCTTTTTAGTAAAAATAATCCCAGGGATTTTATTAAAGGCTACATCCCAGGAGTCAGGATCATCTTTATCGTAATAATGATCTATAGCTATTTCTGTCGCATCCAAAATCTCCATAAGCGTATACTTTTTAATCCAACTTTTTGCAGTTTTACGCCCGTTTTCTGACATTTGAAAATCTGTTCGACTTTTGAAAATATCATCAATAGCATTTATGCTATCTTCATCTATACTTTCTAAAGATCTTCTATACTCCAGCATCATTTCAAGCTGTTCTTTACGTTCTGCTATTTCAAGGAACTGTTTCTGCTGCTTTTTTACCACGCTATCATCTGATAACTCGACGTTGCTTTTACCAGAATTGCAATCTAGGCAAGACGTAACCAGATTCAAAATGTCATTCGTTCCACCTTTGGATACCGGATTTATATGATCCACTTGGAGAATTACATCAGGAGCCATTCTGCCACAATACTGGCATGTAAATTTATCACGCTTAAAAACTTCAAAGCGTAATTTTTTACCAATGTTTTTTCTCTCATCCATCCTATACCTCCCTGATCTGGTACCCATTGAGCCATAGTAGTAATTTACGCTTGATAATATATTCCGGGGTTCTAACTCCCTTCGTGTCTTCGATAACAAAGTCCTTTTCTTCTTCGTCGAAATATACGAAATCGGCATAATAAGCGACCTCTCTCTCCAGGAGCTTTCCCTTGATCCTGCCGCCTCTTGGTCCGGTGGTTTCCGGCTCGTATTGAGCCGGTACCAGTACGAACTTCTTTTGCCTCTGGAGTCCGGATATTCTTCCAGCCATTTCGAGTTCTTTCAACTCCATATATCTGGCGGCTTCGCGCTTTGAGTCGAACACTTCGCCCTGGATGCTGACCTTTTTCGCGTGGTATTTATTTCCGGCTTTGTAGTTCCTCCATGCCATCAGTTACCTCCGAAAAGAGCATCAGCAGGATCATCCACAGCTGCTGCCGGTGATGGTTTTTGTTCTTCCCTCTGCGGCTCTGCTGCCGGTGCGTCGATCACTTCTTCAGTCTCTACATATGTCTTCGAGCCGTCATCGTTGATCACTGCCTCGTCGGAATCTATGGCACTCATCATCTCAGTGCTCATGATTCCCCACTTGCTCAGGAGCTGCCGGAGCATCGTCTTATATGCCATTCCGTCAAAATCCTTTTCCCAGAAGGTATATCCTTTCTTTGCCCTGTAGCCCATCGAGTATTTTTCCGCATGGGATTCCATCTGTTCCTTGCTCCAATATATGGCTTTCTTGAAGCCGTTAACCAGTTCAAACATTGCATAATAGCCGATGGTTTCTGCTTTTTCCCTGGCATTCCAGTCATCTATCATGAGCTTCACGTTTATCTCTTCATTCAACGGGTCAAAATATTCAAGCTCTCCGCTCTTGATCGCCATGACGTTAATTTTCTTGTACTGCCCTGACCTGATCGCCAGCTGAATGAGCCCCTTGTATCCGATCTGGAACTGTGCCACCTTGCCCTTGTTCTTATCGTTGAAGGGGACCATATAAAAATATCCAAGCATCGGCGAAGGTGAAAGGTTCAGGCTCTCGCCCATGAGTGCAGCGGATACTATCGAGCCGTTTGTGCATTCTGCAAGCTGCGGATTGTTGTTTACTGCTGATACGATCGATGTTATAAACCTTGTCCCGTTCTTTCCGCCGATTACATTGTTTATCTGGTTTTTTACTGCATCCTGCGTGAGGTATGCCGCCATGTTCATTTTCGAGTTTGCTTTAGTTGTGAGTGAATTATTTATAGCCATGATTATTCTCCTTTACATATTGGTCTGAATGATATACAATTAGCCTCGAAGAAGGACTTTAGCATTAAGGCGGTTTTGCTTGTCAGGCACGCCTCAAACGCTATCCATTTTCCCTCTTCATTCTGAGTCGGTGTTTCGAGCACCGGCTCTTTTGTTTCTGATGAAAATCTATTTTCAACCGCTTTCCTCTGGTTTTCCTCTTCAATCAGCTGCTTTTTCTTAGCCTCGACCTCTGCCAGCTCTGTGACCTTTGCCAGAGCACCGGCAACGTCCAGCGTCTTCTGGAAAAAGATCAACGCTTCATGAGAGTAGCTCGGCAGTGCTGCAAGCATACGGCAGTTCCTGACAATGTTCTGTTTAACAGCTAGAAGTTCTTCTTCTATATCCTTCATGTTAAATGTTGCATTGAGCCATTTCGGATTCCAAAGATGCTCAAGTTTTACAAATTTCGGGAAATCCATATTCCTGAACATTTCTTCGATGTACATCTTTTTCTCATCCTGCTTAATTGCCTCGTACTCCTTAACCTGCTTATCAATCGCCTGAACTGGCTTGTCAATTATGCTGATAATCTCGTCGATCTGAGCCTTGAATGTGTCGAAGGGCTTCATGTACTCCTTCTGCCTGCGGATACGCTCATCATTAAGAGCCTTTTTGAGCCTGTTCAGGTCTGCCCGGTCTACTTTTGCGGTCTTGATGTTTTCGTCGGTGTATACGATTTTTGCATACTGTTCCGACTTCTCTGTGATGGCTGCCTTCAGCTCATCAAAGTTGAAGCTTATAGCTTCAGGGAGTTTATACTCCTGAATTTTCAGTTCCATGATTTACTCTCCTTTTGATCTTCTGTTTTTTTTGCTTTCATATGTTTGGTAACAGGAGCGGCGGTTTTTCGTCTTTCTTGACGTATTCCCAGAACTTCCTGGCTTCTTCCATAAGGTAATTTATATCGTTCTGCACTTCTGACCGCTCAAATTTGTAGTGTTTCGTCTGCAGATAAATCTCGTCCTTGAACTCGGATTTAAGCTGTGCCTTCAGGACACAGAACTCAAAGCCTGTGACTGCAAGATACCAGAG